CATGATGGTCAGTTCACCGTTCATATTATCGAGCTGCGTCTTTGCCTGCTGTGTGGCGCTTCCCCCGGCTTCCCCGATTCCTTTCCACAGTTCCTCGACACGCTCTGACGATGATGCGCACATCATGTTGAAGGCGTTCAGGGAACGCGAGGAAAAGATCGTGCTCTTCAGAGCATTTGCCTGCTCATCGGAATACTGGGAGAGGGATGCATTGATGTCATCCACCACATCGTTCAGGTCTCTGACTTTGCCGGTTTCGTCGTAGGCGGATACTCCGAGTTCTTCCAGAGCTCCCCTTGCTTCTTTGGTGGGTGCATAAATGGACTTCATGACCTGCATGAGTCCGCGCCCGGCCTCTGCTCCTGTGGTGTTCTGTTCTGCCAGACGAAGTAGCGCAAGGGTCAGGGAATCAGCCTGCTGGCCGTAGCCCTTGGCAGTAGCCGCGGACACAGAAAACGCCTCACCGAGTCCCCGCACATCCGTGTTGGCCAGAGTCGCACCCTTCGCCATCAGATCGGCATAGTACGAGGCGTGCTCCATGCTATCCCGGAATCCTTTGACAGTACCGGTCACGTATGCTGCAGACTCGCTCATCTCCATGTTCCCGGCAGCGGCCAGGTTCAGGACTGTCGGGAGCCCGGCTATCTGCTCATTTGCTTTAAGCCCGGCCATTGCCAGGATGTTCAGGCCCTCTGACGCCTGCACTGCGGTGAAGGCTGTCTTCGCGCCCATATCCTTCGCGAAATCACCGAGCTCTGATACCTCGGACTTTGCAACACCCATGGTCGCGGCGACCTGGGACATGGATGCCTCGAAGTTTCCGGCGATCTTTACGTTGTCCAGATAGGCTTCGCCGATCTCCTTCAGCTTATTGACGATACCTGCTGAAACGATAGCGGTCGCAATAGCGCCGAAAGCCGCAACGGATTTCTCACCGAAGGACTGTGCGCTCTCGGCAACCTTCTCCTGCTCATCCTTCAGCCGTCCCATCTCCTGTTCCAGACGCTTCGATTCATCTGCCAGGTGGTCGGTATCGACGCCGGCATCCGTCAGCGCCTGTCCCATCTGGTCCAGTTTGTCGGTCTGGTTCTGAAGGGCGTTTGATGTCTTGTCTATCTGCTGCTGTTTGGACAGCAGTTTATTCTCCAGTGAAGAGGAATATCCTTCCGTCTCCTGGATCTCCCGCTGGATGTTGTCGTATTGCTGCTTGAGAACTTCCAGCTTCTTTTCAGTTTCAGAAACAGCCCTCTGCTGTTTTTCGTAAGCAGAAATATCCGACTGCTGTTTCGAGAGGGCATTGATTTCTTTCTGCAGAGAAGTGATCGACTGCTGGGCTCTTCCAAATGTCGACTGGAATCCGCTCTGCAGAGACGCATTCAATGCAAAAAGCATGGTGTATTCTTTCTGTGAAGCCATACCCCCTCCTTACTTCTTCTCATCCATCAGGCTGTTATAAGCCCTGATCCATTTCCTCAGTTCTGGGAGACTGAGCGACATCCAGTACGGTACCGGCGTATACGTTTCCTTCGCGAGGCTTATCGATATACGCCGGATCCACGTGCAGGGATCACTCAGATCTCCGAATTCATTAAAAAACTTCTGGCCCGGTTACGGATCCTGTTGAACAGCACGAAGGGAAGCTTCCTGATCGCGTCCGTTCCGATGGGCTGTTTGCAGCAGCGCATGGCCATGATCAGGAGGAACAGAGTGGAAAACTCCGGAGCGATCACGGAATATCCCTCGCTGTTGACTTCTGCCTCGATGTTGATGAAGTCAGCTCCGGTCAGATTCGCAAAATCAAACTCCAGCTCGCTGTATTCCTTATCTTCCCACTTGAACGGCTTCTTCAGCTTCAGGGAAAACGACGTGGAGGGGTCGTTCTTTGCCGCTTTCTTCGCCTCTTCGATCTCGGTATCCATCGTGTTCATGGGATCTTTCACTTCAGACATTGCTTTGCTCCTTTCTCAATAAAAAATCAGGCCCCTGATTCCTCAGGGGCGCTTGTCTTATCAGTAACCGAGTGCTTTGCGGACATCGGCCAGGTAGTCGGTGCCGTTGATGACGCACTTGAAGTTGACCGGGTCGAGCTCCTTGGTCACGACACCGTTGATGACCTCCTTCCAGTACAGGACGGAGTAGGTGCCGGAACCGTCGGTGGGCGCCGCCGGTGCGACAGAACCGCCGGTCAGGGTCTTCGGCACGACCACAAAGGTGTGCTTCACCGAGTCAGTGGTAAGTCTCCCGGCCACCGGGTCATCACCCTGCTGGGCGGAACGGCACTCGATCTGATGGCGCCGCGGCTCCGCCAGCTTGGATGCGTTCTGCTGCGTGGTCCGGAAGTTGATGCCCAGCTCCATGGCCTCCATCTGGCCGACAATGGGATAATCCACATTGCCGCCGAGGCCTGCTCCGGAGATAGTCTGGACGATGAAGTTCATGTTCGGCAGGGTGAGGGACGCAAGGCCCAGATGCTCCTTGCCATCTTCGAATACCTTAAAGTTGATGGTTGCGATATCCATTTATGGCATCCTCCTTTCTCAGCTCTGCAGCGCAGTCTCAACGTAGGTGGCGTCATACTCCAGGACGAAGTCGAGCTCCTGCATCGGAGACGGCGGGGTGATGTAGACATGCAGCTTGATGATGCCGGCCATCAGGTTGGTGAGCGGATTCTCGGAATCGATCATCTCAACCCGGCCGCCGAGGAGGACTCCCTGTCCAACAAGGCCGTTCAGCCAGATGTTGCAGGTATCCAGGATGGAGTCAATCAGGCGGCGGTTCATCGGGCGGTCCAGTCTGCTCCAGAAGGTCTTGATCAGGGTGTTGCCGACCCAGCCGAAGGTTCTGGAGACCGGGATGAAGATGTCCTTCACATCGGTTCCGGCCGGATATGCTCCAGTATAGTTGCCCCATGCCACCCATCCTGCGAGGAAGTTGAGGCCGGTCACGATACCAGCTGCATTCAGCACGTTCGCCTGGGCGACAGTCAGCTCCACTGCAGTGCCGTCAGACAGGCAGATGCCGTTGATCGGCAGGGCCTTGTTGGACGGGGACTCATAGGGAGCACCCTCGTTGTCCGTGTCGGTCGCCGCGATCCTTCCTGCGATCAGCGTGGAAAGATGGAACAGCTTTGCATCCAGTCTCGCCATCGGCCAGCAGATGATCTCCTCTGCCAGGGTGAGACCGTTGCTGCCCTTTGCGGTGACAGCCGCCGAATAAGTGGAACCGGTGCCTGCGGGAAGGTCGATGAGAGCCTTTGCGAAGCACATGCCGGCAACGGACGCAGCTTTCGCCGCCATGGCCGCCGCCACGGTCGCAGTGCCGGAGTAGCCGGGTGCGCAGAGCAGGTCCGGGATCACGCCCAGCTTGGTAATGCAGAGATCCACCTTGTCGAAGGCAGTCGCCACGGAAGCCGCGGTGACGCCGGAGGTGGAGATCTTGCTCCAGTCACACTTCAGGGTAGCCGCCTCATAGGCAGATCCGTCACTCAGGAGCTCAAGGACCAGGTTCCCGTCACTGTAGTAGAGGACATAGTCGGAGTCCTCAACGTAGGTGGTGGAGCCGGTGCTGGCCTTGACCACGACGGTGGACGCCACCACATCCTCAGGCAGGGTCGCCTTGTGGTTCGTGACCGTCACGCTCTGAGCCGTCTCAGAAGTGGTCATGGAGTTCGGATCGAGCAGGTTCAGGAACACGACCGGCTGGCATCCGAACAGTTTGAAGTGGGAGTACATGAACTCGCAGAGGGAATAGGTGGTCCAGTCATCGGAATAGCCGAACAGATCCACCGCCTCATCCCACGAGGTCACAAGGTACGGGGTGCCTACCGTTGCCGGATGGTCCGCCTTCTGCAGCGGAGCAATGCCAACAACAAAAGGCAGGCCGGATTCGGCGACCTGGGGAGTGGAGACTCCGGTGGCCGCCTGAGATACGCTTACGCTGTGTGCCATATAATGCCTCCTTATTTGCCGGCCAGCTTCCTGTAAGATGCATACAGGAGTGTGCCCGGAGTTTTGACATCTGATAAAGAAGCCGCCAGGTCGTTTCCATCAACGATCAGGCGGCTTATCATCGGATACTTCCTGATGGCCTCTGCGTATGCGGTCTTCGCATTTTCCACAGTGCCATCGATAATACTGTTCTGCTGGACCACCCCAAGGATGGAGGGTCCTATGTAACAACAAAAGCCAGCCCCTGAGGCCGACTTTTTCTTCTTACCAGTGGTCTTCGTACTGCTCATGCAGTCTTACCTCTCTTTCGACCGGCGGGAGCGACCATACGGTGACCATCTCGCCGATGTAGTACGGGGCTGTGTCATCAGGATAAGCCACGCTCTGGGGATTCTTACCGGGCGCCATAACGAGCTGGTACTGGTCGGCCAGGGTTCTCTCCTTCAGCAACCCGATCAGGATCCTCTCCATGAGTTCATTCAGACTCAGGCCGCCCCGCTGCTCATCCGGATCATATACGCAAAAGACCGAGCGGACCGTCACCTCTCGGGTGGTACGCTGCCCGGCCGGCTGGAAGGTGTCGTCATTCACTCTCTGATGGAGAATGTACGGCGCCTTTTTGGTATATGACTTGGAATCCGGAAGACGCATCAGGTAGACTGCTGCCGCCCGGTCTGCAGGCTGTTCCGCGTCAGACTGCTGCATCTTCACAGGGAGGATAACGTCCTTCGTTACTTTTTCGGTAAACGCCTTCAGCGCATACAGCAAATCGTTCGCAGTCATTTAACTCCCCCATCCGGCGAGGATACGGGCGATCTCATGATCCATCCGCTCCTCAAATTTCTTCGATGCATCTTCTGACAGCTTCTCAACGACTTCCTCATTCCCGACCATCTGAGCCGGTGAAGAGCCCATGATCTCCTTGATTTCCGCTCCGCCGGTTGATGTAGATCCTCCGGTGCGCTCAAAGATTCCCGTATGCCCAGACCTGAAGCTGGCCACAAAGGAATTCTGGAACGTGGTCGGCCCCGTAGAGTTCAGCTGGTGGCCCGCACCCGGAACTCCAGGATGAACGGTTTTCCATTCGCCACTCACCAGAGCGCGTACGAGAGCATCCTTCTGGAACTGAGGTCCTTTCGGGCTTGCCCCGCTGTATCGAAACAACGGGATCTTCGTGCCGGAAAACAGGATATCTGCCTGTACTCCTCCACCCATGCGATAGGTGACCTTGATGTTCTCATTGGCCCTTACATTCGCAGCGGAGATGGCATACCTTTCCCGGATCCGTTTGGTGCTCTGGGTTCGGACATGAGATACGGTGCGCGTCATGGCTGATTTCGTTGCCTTTTCCACGCCGCCGGTGATCCCGGCCAGGAGCTTCTCAGCCCTCGCCAGCGACCCGCCGCCGAATTCCTCTACGGTGATCTTCATTCGTCATAGGCCTCCAGTTCCACGCGGAGCATGCCCATCTCGCAATCAGAAAAGGCGACATAGAATTCTCTGAAGAATCCTCCGCCGCCTTCCCGGTTGTTTATGCTGATCTTCGCGCCCTTCTCGGGCTGGTTCCCGCCCAAGTCATCAATGCGCATATGCAGCACACTGTTGACCCGGTATATGCCCTGGGCGTGATCAGACTCGATGGTTGTCCGGTCCTGCTCCTTGAGCCCAGTGAGAACGATCGGCACGCCTTTCCATTCGTACTTCTCAGCACCGTCGTATGTGACGCCGTCATAGATGATGGTCCGGTAGTCAGCAAACTCATCCACGTTCATGAACACGCTGAGGTTGTCTTCCGCGACCATATCCTTGAAGCCCATCACATCACCTCGGAAGCGGTGAGCTCCGGCGGGGCTTCGTCGGTAATTTCATCGGGAGACATGGTGTTCTCTTCGATCACGGCGATCAGCGCCGCCTTCGAGCGGTACTTGCCAATGTCCTCGATCCCGATCTTCATCGCAAGCTGCTTGAGCTCGTTGAAGGACATCTCTTCCAGAGGCCCGTCTGTGGTGGCCAGGATAGCCGTTTCCTCGGTCTCCGGCTCTTCAGACAGGTTTCCCCCTGCCCCTTCTCCTCCGGTGGCAGGAGCAGGCGCTCCGTCGGCCTCATGGGCAATGATTTCGCCCGCACCCGTTTTCACGAGGTACTCTGCTTCTGCGTCCGGAAGGGTCACGGTCTGTCCTTTATAAATCGGTTTCACGATTCCACCGATATGATGCCCGTAGGCACCGCAGATGATCTTCACATCCTTCATGTCTGCTCCTTTCCAGGCCGGTCTGTCAGTTGACAACGTTCGCAGCGTAGATCCACGGGGATCTGTTGTGCGGAGCAGCCAGCGGACGGGCAGTCAAGCGGACCTTGCGGATATCGTTCTCCTCATCGACAACCAGCTTCGGGACACGGGTCGCCACATGAGTGGTGAACTCGCTGGAGCCGTGGTTGATCTGGACGACCTTGCCATACATCAGATGGCCGGCGCCGGGAGCGGTGACAGCTGCGGAAGTCGCCGGGAAATACTTCTGTACGGCACCGCTGTCATCGGTATACTCCTCGTCGACAGAGAACAGGTTCAGCATGAATCCGCCGAAGTTCAGCACGCCCATGAACACGACGCCGTCATACTGGGTCAGCGTCTGCCGGATCTCACCGGTGATGATCCCGGAGTTCTTGTCCAGCAGGTCACGGACTTTCTGGATGTTGAGAACCGCATCCGCCGCATCAGTGCCGAGCAGGAGATCTGCCGCACGGAGGCTGCGTCCGGAAAGCATGCGGCACATCACCTTGACATTGCCGAAGAAGTTCCCGGTCTGTCCATTCCAGTAATTGGCGCCCACGGAATAGATATGATCGGAGGTCACTCCGGTGTAATACTTGATGATAGTGGACTCGCCGACGGTCTTGGCATCCAGGTACTCCTGGACGGTCACGCCGTTGTTGATGATGGTCTGGGCGCACATCCACTCCTCACGGCGTGCGATCCGTCTGTCGAGGAAGGTCATGTCTTCGACCTGAATTCTCGCAGCCCTCTGAGCCTCATCCATGTCGGAGAACAGGGCCTCACCGAAGCCGCGCTTCTCCAGATCATCGATGGTGAGGATGCGGGAAGGCGCGATCCGGGGCGGAGCATACTCGGAGACCTCGTAGCCGAGGCGGTCAACCGGGATATCGCCGACTCTCGGGGCGATAAACGGAACCATCCTGCGGTCGCCATCCTGATACTCG